ATGCGCCCTCAACAAACAATCGTGTTCCTTTAGGTATAAACTTAGGTTCTTTCCATGTGTATGACAGTTGCCAAGCATACTCATAACGTGGGATGTCAATAAGTTCTTCCCAAGTGCCGTCAGGATAATATGCAGTTGCTTTCATACTCTTGCCTCTAAAGTGCATATGGGGTAAGAACGTATGCAAGTTTATGTCGTTTTGCAATGTTATTTCTGCTGTCTGCACAAAGTTTGGATCGTATGGAGGAATGTTTGTCCATGTATTAGGAAAGATACACGCACAGTCTCCTGCCATTCTTTCTTCTGGTACTACACCTTCATCGTGGAAGTATAGTCCGATACGTGCTTTGTCAGTACGTGCTGTGCCGTCTGGTGTATAGTGTAGTTGTAAGTTTACAATACTGCCTGCACGTAGCAAACCGCCAGTGTTCTCATCATAAAAGTCAGGTGTGCCTCCAGGAACATAAGCACTGATTTGTGCGTAGTCCATGTTGCCTTGTCCTTCGCCTGATGTGCCAAGCAAGTTCATGTTGCGTTCACCTGGTAGTGATACAGTGTTGAGCATATGATGCATAACAGTAGGTTCTGATGGTAGAAATTCTGAACCACGTAACCACTTGTCCTCTGTCAATCCCAAATCTACACTGGTATAACGATAAGGAATAGCATTAGGACCGAGAGTACCGACAGCAGGTATCTCTTGAGGAGGCACTTCTATAATCATATCTGGTTCACCGTTTACCCATTCGCTCGTAGAGTAAACCGTTTCAGTCAATGGGTCTCTATCACCAGTAACAGGTGCGCCTGCGTCTATCCAAGCCAACAGTGTTTCTTCTTCTGTGTGGCTTAGTGTTCTATGATTAACAATAACATCAGCATACTTTGGATTAATTTGCCCAGGAGGCATACGTTTCTCAACGATAGCCTCTCTCATTGCAGGAGCAAATCCTTGAACAATTTGATAATTGCTCATAGCCCATGGTGCAATGCCATTTTCTCTGTGACACATTTGACATTGCTCAATAAGAATAGGTGCTACATTTTCTGCATAATCTATAGCAATGTCATCGTGAGCAAACGCTGCTGTGCTAATCGTTAGCAGTAGCAATAATAGTTTTTGCATTTCTCTCCTCCACTAATCGTTCATATTCCTCATCATCCAAGTGCGTAATGGCTAACCAAGCGTGAGTCATCTCATCACCTGTACGACTGCCTCCTACTACCCACATATCAGGGTCAGGATTGTTTGGGTTATTAGCCGTATTGTCATACCACTGTTTAAGAACTATGACTGCTCCGGCCGGAATTAACGGTGCAACATCTTGTGCATACAAGTGACTATGATGCCAAGTTGCTGACCAATTTGAAATTTGACTTACAGGTTCTGTTCTACCTGTTTCTGGGTAGAAAATTTCAAGTGATGCTGCGTTCATTCTCAAGTGCCCGTGTGGCTGAAAACTATCTAAACGTACAGGGTGGTCGAAACTATGAAACCCTTGAGTCATATAGTAACCGTGAGGAGGAATAGCAATATCATCTTGCTGTCCTAAACGATACAATGACAAGTCTTGCTTGAATCGTAAGTCTTTGCTTGTTTCTTCATCGTGGAACCAAATGCCAATCTCCACTACATTATCTTTAATCATCGCACCTTCAGCAGTTGCGCCTACTCCACCTGGGAACATATGAATGTCCCACGATACTTTTGCGTTTGCTGGGAATGTACGACAAACTCCTTCAGGTACAATCTCTCCCCACTTGCCCATAGCATATTCAGTCAACATACCTTCTCTGCCTTGTTCTGTGAGAAAGCTGCTGTTAGCGTGGTGTACTACTGCTGCGGCATCACCTCTGGGTTTTACTTGTACTGCTTTGATACATTGACTTTCTGATACGCCTGAATCAACAATCTCCTTACTCCACAAGTCATTTCCGTTTGCAGGAATATCATACGGACTTGATGCTACAATCACTGTAGGTTGTCCGAATAAAGGTGTAAACTTCCATTCATTTGGGTCAGGCATTTCGGGTAGTTGTACTACTCTGTCAGGATCACCGTAAGGCGAACCTGCATTAACCCATGCTACTACAGTGTCAATCTGTTCTTGGGAGAGTCGCCAATCGCCCTCAAGGTCTTGAATGCCTATGCCGTGGTCATACGCATAGGGAGGCATCTCTCTGTTTGCTACTCGCATTTGAATAAGAGGAGCCCAGGGTCTTACCTGCTCATAGGTTTCAAAACTCATTGGGCCTACACCACCAGGACGGTGGCAAGTTACACAGTTATTATTGATGATTTCTGCTACATCATCTGTGTATGTTTGTGCTGTTGCTAAGGTAGGTAGCAACATAAGAAATAAAAATTTCTTCATATCGGTTTCTCCGTTGTAGTCCATAAAGGAAAAACAGGACGTTATCTCAACGTGCTATTTACACTATTTATACACATTATATAGTATAGATAAAAAAAGGGGCTACATTGTAGCCCCCTCAAAAATGTCCCTATTGGGATTCTTTTTATTACATCAGGTTAGTAACCTTAACTGAACGATAATACTGGTTACGATCTGCTGTGAATGTATCAGCGTCAGTAGTGCCATCAGACTGAGTTACGTATGGGTTAGCAATCATGCCGTAACGAGTCTTGAAGCCAATCTTTGGCTGGAATGTGCTTGGATCAATCGCTCTGACCATCTGTAAAGGAACATACGGACAGTAGAAAAGACCTGCGTCATAAGGGCTAGTGCCTTTGTATCCAGCTACGTAGAACTGAGAAGCTGCACCAGTGTTAGCACTGTAAGGGTCGATGTATACTCTGTAACGACCGTTCAGTACACCAGCAAAAGTGTTGCCTGTATCATCAACCTGCAAGTTGTTGCTCAAGCCTGAGCTGTAGTCAAGTACGCCGGACATGGCAAGTGCAGAAGCTACGTCAGAAGAACAAATGATGAAGTTACCTTTGCCCCTACGAGTGTCTTGTGCAATTACGTTGGCATCACGCTCAATGTTGAACATGAGGCCTTTGAAGCGTTCTACAGACCAACGACCGTTGCTATCAACGTCAAGGTCGAAAGTACCAGGAGTTGCTGTAGAAGCAGCACCAGTCTTCGCTACCTTGTAGATAGTACGGATAACTTCACGGTTGATTTCAGCGAGAATTTCCTGAGAAAGAATGTTGCTCAGTTCGCTTTCTGCGTCAAGACCATGAATCGCTTTCAGGTCCTGGGCAAGTTCAACAGTGTATTCTGCTTTCAGAGCACGTGACTTGGCAGTTACAGTGGTCTTCTCAATGCTGAATGCCATTTCATTCAGAGTTGTTGAGTCACCGAAACCTTCAGCAGTTGAAGTAGTTACACCAGTACCAGTAGTATAAGTACCGTCAACAGGGTTAGAACCTGCGTGAGTACCAGTACCAGAGAAGTCAGTATCGGCTTCGTTAAACAGGGCTTCAGTACCAGTCTGGCTAGCATAGTGTGACTTCATAGCGAAGATCAAACCAGTAGGACCAGTCATAGGCTGAACGCCAGCTACGTCATACGCCATCAGATTGGGAAGAGCTCGTCTTACCAGGCTGATTAGAATAGGATCATAGTTGTCTACAGAAGCGCCAGTGGCGTTTGCGTGTGTTGCTTCGAAAAGGGCTGCTTTTTCTTCACGCAGAGCCTTTTCCTGATTTTCGAGAACTACAGCAGTTACCGATCTCTTGTACGGATCTGCAATTTCTTGCAGGCTCTCGTGCTTAAGAACAGGTTCCCACTTCTTCTCTAACTGTTCAGATAAAAACATTGAAGTTTCTCCTTATTGTTGTTATAAACTAACTTTACTATTTATAATATTAAAATTTTGTACTTTTGCTAAGAGCTTCAGCATATTTGCTCATAACAGTGTTTTCAGTCAAAGAAACTTCATCTACAGAATCTTCTAATGTATCAGTAGACTCTGCGATTTCCTTACGGAAATAGTTGTCTTTAACTACCTTTAACTTGTTTTCATATGACTCTGCGCTAGTATAAGAAATATCTTCTACCATTACAGCAAACTTCTCTGCGTCAGTATCGGCAAGTCCTTCAGCAATATCAGCAAAAATATTTTGCTTCTTCAGGACTACTGATTCCTCGTTAAGATCCATGTTCTTCTGAACCTGCTCATCAAGCTTGCTCTGAAGGTCATCAATCTTAGTCTGCATTTCAGTCATTACGTCATATTTTTCTTCGGGTACTTCAATGTAGTGCTCGGTAAATACCTGCTGCATACCCTTAATGAAGGACTCAGTGATCTCGTTACGAAGGCCGTTTTCAACAGCAAGTTCGTTTTCCTTCATCCAATTCTCTGTAACATAGTTGAGGTACTTGTCGATATTCTCAACCATTTCTTCCAGTTTGTTTTCAAACTCAATATTGGCCTGTTCTTCGAGATCTGCCTCGATAGCTTCTACTTCGTTTGCTACACGGGAAGTAACAACAGCTTCAAAGATTTCAGCTGCTTTAACTTTAAATTCTTCAGTGAGGTTTTCATCACCTTCAAAGAGAGCATTGAGATCTTCTTCGTAAAGGACATCGTCATCTACTGCGACTTCTTCCTCTTCTTCGATTTCTTCAACTTCTTCTTCAGTAATTTCTTCTACTTCTTCCTCAACGGCTTCGTCTTCTACTAAAACTTCATCTTCTTCAAGTTCAGCTTCTTCACGATGTACGTTGCCCGCAGAGGACTTTTTCATTACATCAGTTTCGCTTGGCTTGTCGTTGACAAAGTTTGCAGGAGCTTCTTTAGCGCCGTTACCTGCAGGAAGAGTATTATCTTTGCTCGCCTTAGCAGAAGCAGCCTTACCCACAGTTGAAGTCAAACCACCCTCAGCATTACCAGTACCTGAAAGGTCCTGTTGCTCAGGGGATGCGTTTGAATCGCCTTGAGTAGGGTTGCTATCGTCACGAGCAGTGAGCTTATCTTTAGGACGGTTTGCTGCACCCTCCATAAGCTCTCTGATTTTAGACTCTACACCCATTGTTTTATCTCCTTTTACGGTTAGATTTAATATAGTCTTATATATTTATACAAATTAAATATTAGATAGCCTATTTAAAAATTCGTTGAAAGCACGTATTTTGGCCTCAGCGAGGTCTTTACTGCTTGCTTTCTTAATAAACTGCTGTGTTTCTTCGATTTCTCTTTCTTGCCATACACCTTTAACAAACACCCATTCTCTGCCTTCCATGATGCCCTGTACATAAGCATCTGGGGCTGAAGGGTCAGCAACAATATCAGCTGCTGTGGCAAGCATGAAGTCGTCTTGTACTTCATTAATGCCTTCGCTGTTTTCTTTCAGTGAGCCAAGACCACGTGAAGAAACACCAAGTCCTGCACCTTCTTTAATTAGGCTTGCGGCAATGTTACCCATAGGAGTGTCAAGGATCTTAGCCTTGCCTATCCAGTTATCGCCATCTTCTCTAAGAGAGGTAATCATATGTGAAACACGGTCGAGATTAATATTAGGACCGTCTGGGTGCCCAAGTTCTCCGTATGCTCTCTTAGTGTTGACCTGTTCCTGCATATAACGGTCTACTTCTTTCGCCATAATCTCTCTGGGATAGACACGACCGTTTCTGTTTTGTAAGTTAGACTGTAGAAAGACGCCTTCGATATAGAGGCTCTTCTTGCCTGACTCTGATTCTTCTACAATAAACTGTAGGTCTTCGTTAAGTTCTTTTATTAGTCTCATTAGCCTAGACTCCCATCAGCACCTTGGTGTTGCTGTGAACCGTAACCTGATACTTTAGCACAATCAACTATGACAGTTCCGCCGTTGCCGCCTGAAATAACTACTTCGATGTCTTGGTCATTCTCATCTGTGTCTGCCCAGCCGTAAAAATCTAAAGTACCTGATTCTGTCAGTTCGTATAGAATTTTACTATTGCGCTGAACATATGCACGAGCTGAAGCAGATAATGTCCATTGTAGTCCTTTGATATTGACAGCAGGGCTTGACTGTGTTTCTGTTGACTTTTTTAAATCTGTTGCTAAAGCGATAGTACCTGTGGCTGCTGTGCCTCTGACGGCCACAACGCCTTGGACCTGCGTCAACTTTAGTACATCTACTGTGACCGCCATCTATTTTCTCCGTTACTTTTTCTTTTTGTGGTTCATGTGAGATTCTTGAGCAAGGACTTGTACGCCTTCTTCAGAAATCTCAACCTGTTCGATACCATGTTCAAACATAACCTTATACCAAGCAACATTGCCTTCATCATCTGGAATGGCGTGTTCGCCTGTGATAGGTGTACCTTCACCAAAACCTTCTTTGAAGATCTTAGTAGCACACATATGCTTGTCGCCTTCTAATGAGCCTTTTTCGACTCCATCCATTGGCGCCTCTTGGATATCTACCTCAACGCCTTCTCTGAATTGTCTAAACGTCTTCATTATCGTCTCCTGTTTCGACTGTTTCAGGCTCGGCGGCAGGGTCTACCTCAAGTATATGATCTTCACCATCTGCCAAACCCATTGCTTCTAATTCTGGATTCTTAAAAACACTTCTCGCAAGTTCTGCTTTATAGTCATTTAGAGCTTCTCCCGCTCTTGCCTGCATGATATTATTAAACTTGTCTTGCACTTCACTGGCCTTACCTTGGGCCATAGACTGCATCATGTCTCTGATTGCTTCTTGTCTATCCATCATTGTTCTCCTGTATCTTCACCAGCAGCCTGTTGCTGCATTGCCATTTCGTGTTCTTGATCCTGAGTCATAAAAGGTTCTTCCATCTGCATCTGCATATTGATTTCTTCCAACTGTTCATCTGTAAGCATAAGTATTTCTTTTTGAACATACTCCTTACTAAACAGTGCGCCAATATAAGAAGAAGCACCTTGTAAAACTTCAAATCTACTTCTCAAAATCTCCTGATTCTTCGATTCAGTATAGTAAGCATCTTGTGCATACACATACTTAATATTGTCTCTATGTAGTTTCCAATCATCTTCTGTCATAATATTCTTAAGGACTAATTGCGTCTTTAACATATCATCAAACATGGTTGAAAACTTCTTTCTCAACTTAGAAACAAACTTGGTAAACTTTAGTTCATCTCTGTTAATCTCAGCTGCTCGGCCAAAGTTTAGGCCTGCTTGCTGCTCTAATCTTGATACAGGAACATTCAATGACTGATATAACTTCTTCTGGAAGTATTCTATATCTTCTATCTGTCCTAAATTCTGTCCTGCTGGCAGTGTGTCAATCTGTGTTCCTTGACTGCCTTCTCTACGTGGAAGCCAAAAGTCCTCCAACATAGACATAAACTTCTTATCGTCCCTTATCTCACCTGTGTTAGCATCATACACTAACTTGTTACGATATCTATCCATGATATCCTTCAGGTATTGTTCTGCTCTGTTGCTTGGTAAGTTACCAACGTCAACATAAAATATTCTACGTTCTGGAGCGCGTGTAATACGATAAATTACTGCTGCGTTCTCCATCATTCTGAGTTGGTTAGCTGGTCTAATAGCCTTATGTAGGTAGGACAAAGGAATATTTTTGTCCTGATCTATCAAACCACTCGGGCAATACACTATTGCATCCTTTGTAATTTTTAGAGAGCTATCGGTTTCAGCTGCTCTATATTGTCCGGGTTTATTTGCTATACCCTTTTCATTATATAAGAAAAATTCTTCTGTGCTTTTAATGAAAGAAACACCCTGTTGGTTTTTTTCTTTCTTTACTTCCTTGACCTTCGTCATTTTACGAGGATCAATATAACGTATGTCTTTTATACCGTCTTGAGGCTTTTCAGTATCAATTACTTTGTGAAAGTACATTCTACCATCAATGTACCAACGTCTAAAGTAATCTTGAGCCCTATCATTAAACTGTAGTAAGGACAAAAGATACTCAAATTCTGAATGTATTTTGTTCTTAATACTGTTCGACAAATCTACATCATCTAAGTCTAACTTCAATGGCTTTTCATCATCAAGGTTAGCAATACTATCATTCACAATATCTTCAATAGCAGCATCAACATCGGCCATCATGGCAATGTCTCTGTAGCGCTTAATTAACTGTGCTTCGGTATTAGCAACGCCTTCAATATCTAAGTAGGTGCCGTAATAGCCACCTGCTCGTATACTTTCAACACCACCATCGTCCGTGGGTGCCACAAAGGATTTCTCCGTTTGTGGCACCTTAGCACGAGTTATTTCAAACCCAAAAATATTCATATTATATTATCCTAATTACGATTAAAAGTTATCGTAATGCTGGAACTGGAATGTTACCGTAAATTCTTCCAGTATGTCATTTTGCGAATATGCTAATGCAATCTCACTCATTTGTATTGGGAACGCATTACGTAGGGTGTAAGTACCACCAGGCAATACGTCATCATTTCTATCTAAATGCTGTACTACTATATCTGCTTGATAATCAGAGGGAGTAAGAATCCCTGTGTTTTCAGCAGTAGAGTTCATGCCTTCCATCCACTGTTCCATAGGTCTACGTAGAGACTGCTCAGTGTCGTTTACTATAGTTACTGTCCATGGATCGAAAATACGTTCACCAGCTAGTTTAACCTCACGACCTCTGTACTGAATAATCGCTGGGTTAACAGTGGATGCCGGGACTGCCGCCCCGGTAACCAATAAGCTGTATGAAGTATCTACACCTGTGACATAACTAGGAAAGCCTAAAAGCACTCTAAACTGATTGGGACGCGCACCACCAGCTCCAAGTCTTGCTTTAAAATCTGTGATATTCATTTATTTTATCTCTCCTGTTTTTATTTTATTTATACGCCTTACGCGCCAATTTCTTCAAACTGAATTCCGGTGCGAGTCGCTACAAAGTTCAGCTGTATAAAGTTAATTGAACGAGCTGGCTGTATGAAAATGTCTGCAACAAAAGAGTTAGAATCAATAACTTGTTGTGTATTGTTTGAAGCATCACACACAACACGGAAGTTATAAACACCTCTTCTACCCTGGACATCTCTTAGGAAAGGTTCTACCAGATTCTTAAATTGTGCTCTGCTAAATTCATCATTGAATTCAAACAGTTGGAACTTAGAAGCTGTTGCTATAGCCTTTTCAAGTACAATGAACAGTCTGCGTACATTGATACGATCAAATGCGCTTGGTTTTTCAAGCAGAGTTTTGTCACCAAACAATACAATACCTGAACCAGGGAAGCCTACGATTGGGTTTACACCGCCCCTGTAAAGCTCATCTCTGTCAGCTTTGTTAGGTGAGTAAGCAAGCCTAACAGCGTTCTTTAAACGTCCTCTGTTATAACCTGCAGGAGAGAACCAAGGATCTGCTTCTGCGTCAGTTCTTGCACACAGTCCAGCAGTATCACCGTTACAGGGAATCCACAAGTAACGATCGTAATATCTATCGTACATATACTTCCAACCAGTGTCCATCACAGCGTATGAGCTTCTAGTCAGTGAAGCACCTGTAATGTCAGCAAGAATATTATCTTTTTGACCTGAAGTCTGACCTACTACTGAAGCCTTATCAGGAGACAAGAATACAACACAGTCCTTACGAACGTCTGCTACATTGTCAATTACTGATTTAGCATTTGATACTGCAAGGTCACCACAAATAATTAGGTTTACATCTACAAGTTCATCATTAGCAAACATCGTATACGCTGTTGCAATTTCTGATGCTGAAGGTGTAGGATCTACACCGCCTGATAATGTGCCTCTAATTTCGCTAGGAGTCAAAGTAGTTGTATAAGTTTTTAAACTGTAGGTAAGATTTGCTGTTGCTGTAGGAACTGCCCAAGGTGCTTTGTCTGCTTCTACTGCTGATGAAGGGTGATCCATCTGCCACAGCCATTCAGAAGTATCGTTTACAACAGTTTTGTAGTAGTTACTTTCACCAAAAGAGTTTTTAGCATCTGATGCTTTAGAAACACCCTGGAATTTTTCTAATACAGTGCCTGCTACACCTGTGATGCTACCGTTTGAATCAACAACAATGATATGTATTTCGTCACCAGTAACACCTGCATTGGTTGCCCAAGCAGTAGTACCGGGAGTGTAGTCAAACTGTGCCAAGTATTCCCATTTACGAGTAACAGTTGCTGTTGTAACTGCTACAGCTGCATTTGCTGCAAGAACAACATTATCATCATCTGTTACAGCCGAAACTGTGCCAATAAGAGCACCAGTTGAATCATATACAGTTGCCCCTACATAAAGTTCAGTAGTAGCCGCACCGTCTGCTGCTGCTGAAGTCATTGCAGTGGATGAAGTAGTTGTTGTCCAGGTGCCTGTAAGAGCCTTAGAAGCGTTTGCACCATCAGTCATGCCAACAACAATGCCATTACCTCGAACACCTGCATATTTGGCAGACCACATACCCTGTGCATCAGAGTTTCCGCCTTCGTATGTTTCTTGGTATGAGTCTTGGTTTGTAATTAAAACAGCAGTTCCTGAAACAGAAGCATTACGTGCTGCTGAGTCAGACGCCCTGATTACTTTTAAAGCACCAGTATAAGCTAGAAATGAAGATGCCGCAAAGAAAGTTCCCGCGTCCGCCGCTGCAGGTGGTTTGCCAAAGCGATTGACTAGTTGATTTTCAGTGCTGACATCGACGATTTCATCTATAGGACCCCATGTAAATTTTCCTGCAACACCCCCAATAGAAGTGCCGACCGCAGGAACAACAGAGGTTAAATCTGTCTCTGTTACCTGTACGCCAGGTGATAGCTGAAAAGCCATATTTATTCTCCTCGTTTTAAATCAGACATAATTTACTTACGTTATTCATCTGATTATTTATAAGTTTTAGTATTTGTATCCCAATTCTTTAATTTTTGCTGCATATGATTCGTCTGTAATCCAATAATCTCCAGCAATCACTTCGCCTTTATCCTCCTCATTTGATTTTACATGAACAAATGGGGTAAGTTCTTGTGAGATTGTTTTCATTTCTTTGTTATACAGTCCTTCTCTTGTGTTTACATCTACTAACTCTTTGAAGAATGGCATAGTAGACAACCAACCGAACAACACCATACACATTACTAAGTCATCGTGGTAACCTTCATCAGCTTGATACCCCTGACCTTTCTCAATAAACGTAGAGATTTCGTGTATGATCTCTGCGTCAAATACTAATAGTTTCTTTTCTTCCATAAGAGACTTAAAGTTAAAACACCCCTGTCTCTTTACTTGTTTAGAGGTATTAACACCTAAACGTGTAGACCTACCAAAGCCAGGTGTAACATACTGTCTGGCCTTCTCTGTCACCGTAGTGAATAGGTTTTCATACTCTATTTCTTCGTGTAGAATTTCAATAACCTGCCCGCCAATATCGTTATTTTCGCATAATATGTAAGCATTATTGAAGTCTCTACCTAACTTTGAAATCACCTCAGGATACAGCAGAGGTGCTATCTTGTTATTTCTAAATGTTGCTACTACTTTATACGGCATTTCTGTGATGTCTAAAACAACAAAAGCAGAATAGTCACCGCCAATGCCACGTGCAGTATCAACAGTAATACAGTAATAATGATCCTCTTTTGGTTCATCATATATTCTAAGCCCGTCATCATTATAGAAGATAGGCTCTTTGGAACTCAAAGTTGCAATAGTTCTTGCATTGATAAGTGTGTTGGATGAACCTAAAAACTCACACAGAACCTCTTGGTTAAACTTTAGTTCGCCAAGAAGTTTAAGTTGTTCCTCTGCCCACTTCTCATCTCTGCCAGGTATTTCTTTATAAGGAATGAAGTGATGTGTAAATCCGTTCGCTCCTTTCTCTGCTTCGTTCCAAAACTTCCAAAAGTGATTGTATCCTAATGGAGTAGATGTAAGTAGAATCTTTGTAGTTTCACCAGCAGAAATAGTAGGATATACAGAAGCAAAGAACTCATCCGCAACATTGTTCGGAATGATTGCCGCCTCGTCAATGTATAGCCAGTTTACAGACTTACCACGAATACCTGAAGTAGTCGTTGCTGATGTAAATATTCTACAGTTGTTTTCTAGTTCTACGTCACCTTTGTTCCATGTCTTTACACCCTGCTGCATCCATATAGGCAGGTTTTCGTACATAGTTTGATAACGTGCCAGCACCTCTCTCGCTGATGCTGTTTTGTTACCCATGATAGCAACAGTTTTGTCGCTTTGAAATATAGTGTAATGAAGTATGCAGGCCGCTGCTGTTACAGTCTTACCCTGCTGTCTACCTTCCATCAAAATAACTTTACGATTATTAAGTATAAGATCTACTTTTTTCTTCTGACACTCGTATAGTTTGAAAGGCTGTAGACCCCTGTCCAGTGTAATAATCTGAACATAGTTTTCTATAAAGTAAATGGGATCCTTGCTACACTTGATATACTCTTTGAGTTGTTCTTGTGTAAACTCATGTTCGTGCCCTATATTTTTGAGGTTAGGGTTCCCATGATAGGAAGTACGTTCATTACTCATGGTCTATAACGTCTTTATTCAATGCTCTCAATAAGTCTTTGGTACTTCCAACAAACAAATTGTTATTAGTTACACCACTAGAAGGCTTTGTGGTTTTGGATTCGGCATCGACCTTACTCTTTTTCTCCTGCACATCTAACATATCCTTAGCATTTTCTTGCATTGTTTTTATTAACTGTCCCGCTACTTCATATGCTCTAGGATGGTCACTGTTTTTAGCAATGTGTAAAATGCCTTTCACTGCTTCTTCACTGTATTGGGCAGTCCTCTTTAGCATCTCTCTTGCTTCTTGGAAATCATCTTCCAAGTCTTTTTCGGCATCGTTAGGAGGCACAGGTAAGTTATTCTTTTCTCTTACCTGTTTCAAGTTGGCATCTAAAGCCTTGGTAGGCTTAGCCTTAAATGTGTCGTCTAAACTGTCAAATGTACTCATACTTTTCCTTTTAGTTTAGCTATTTTACGTTCTAACTGTATTATTTCTTGTCGTAATTTAACCATTTGTTCCGGCGTAGTCATTGTAATGTATATACTTTCAACGACTTTAACTTTATCCTTATACTCTGGCTTCGGAATAAAAGGTTTTTGCGTATCCCTTAAAACAATTTGTATGTCATCCTTGATTGATAACTTATCATAATACTTTCTGTAAGGAGCAAACTTTTCTGTATCTAATTTTGCCTCTGTAGTTTTAGGTTTAGGCTTAAATGTTTCTACTACAGTCCCGGCTTTTTCATATACATTCCAAACTTTTTTCTTTTTAATTACGTATATAGATGTAATGTTTCTAGGATCTATATCAATAATTTTATTATCTTCCTCATAACACTCCCAGCTATAAGATCCGTCTTTATCCTGAACAAGATCATATACCCACATATCGTGTTTGTAACCATGACTGTATACTATACGAATTCTTTGTATAGTTATATAACGTAATCTAAGATTCCACCATTTCATTAAATTTATTCACCTTCAAAAACATTTTCAAACTCCGCTATAAATCTAAAAGGATCTGCCGGTGTAGGTGATGCTACATAATCAGGCGGATTTTCTATAGTTACAGTAGGTACCGTAGTGTAACCACTGCCTCCAGCAGTTACATTTATTCTATTTATTGTGCCGTCAGTATTGAGTATGGCTGCTGCTGTTGCACTAGAACCACCGCCACCTGTGATAGTAACAATAGGAGGATTGAGATATCCCGCTCCGTTGTATGTCATATCAATACTTGATACTGCACCACTAGATATTCTTGCAATAGCTGTTGCTGTAGTTGTGCTTACAGAAGCCGTGACCTTAGTATAGTCATTACTACTAGATAGTGATTCTGGTGTAGCATATGCGTTTGCAATGGCTTCTCTGATAATTCCTTGATTACCAACGTGACCATAAAAATTCAATTTCATTGTAAAATTTAAAGTCCATATAATACTTACTCTTTTTGCAAACTCTCCTTCGTAATCATCATCATAATCTACACTATCCAATCTTATATTGATGTCTCTCTTTATTCCTAACTCAGGTAATTCATTAACCGTGATGTTAAAGTCAGGATTAAAGAAAGGCATAATTTGTTCTACAATTTGTAGACCGTCCTCTTGGTTTTTAGCAAAAATATACAACGACAATGACATATTGTAAGGAGTAGATACATATGAACGATTTACACTTGTTGATGCTGCCCCATCAACAATAGCCTTATTTTTTTGTATAGGAGATACTTTACGTGCTGCATCAAACTCAAATCCTTGTATCTCAAAACCCATGCGTGGCAAAGAAATAGCTATATCACCTCTGCCTTCTGCATCTGAAATAAGTGCAATACGTGATAAGAATTTTTGTTTTGTAGAATAAGACAAAGGAACACGCAGAACCTGTTGTGTTACATTATTACCATCAACTCTATTGATATTAATATTGTTGAATATTAAACCAAATGCTGTAATTGCTTTCTTAATATGCTCGTGGTAAAACTGTTTATTCTTAAACATTAGGCTATTTCTCCAAACGGATTAACTTCAGAGAAATCTAATATACCTTCAGCATCATCAAAGTTCTGGAAGTCAGTGCCATCGGTTCTACCTGTATCAGTATCAGCAGAATATGTTTCTAGTATCAGTGAACCGCTGTCCTCAAGTAAGAATAGATCTCCTGTTTCAAGTTCAAACTGATGAACCAACATATCCAAGTTTTCATCTTCGTATATGTCATCAAGAGATTCAATTCCTGTATCAATAACTTCACTGCTGTATTCAAACAAGTCACAAACAAGTTTAAACACGTAAAGTTTTCCGGCCTGATAAAATGGATCTTGAAATTGTACTTGGCGTATTTCAAAGAGAGATTTTGTTTTCTCAAAGTAAAGCAAGTCTCCTTCAGAAGGACGAGTGTCTTGTGTGAATGTACCACCGGAAGTAGCGACAAGTTCATCCCACCTGCGTCTTGCTAATACAAATGTTGCTTGGTCACGTATTTCAATACCAAAACGTGTAAATAAATCTCCTTCACCTTCGTAACCATCTACATTTTCAAGATACATTTCCAAAGGATATGCCTGAGTGAATTTACTCAGTGTATCTTCGTCAAAAATTTTGTCCTCATCTACTAATGTGCGAGGTAGATAATATACGTCATGTCCGTATATTTTTAGACTTTCAATAATCAGGTCTTCTACCAGCCGTTGTTCGGCCGTAGTTCCGCTAGTGTTGCCTGATTGAAAGTAGAAGTTAGTGGGCATCGGTTATCCCACCATAAATGTTGGAGGAAGTTCGTACTTTAACTGCATATCTCTTTCTATCTGATCTATTTCAGTTATTGCCTCCTCGAATATTTTATCTCCGTTAAGTGTGACACCACCTGGAAGTTGTATGCCTCCAAACTTCTTCATGTTCTCACCCCACTGCCTTTTAATAAGAGCAGTAGCGTATTTCTTCAGAAACATATCGTCATACACTTCGGAAAATTCTGTAGGATCTACAATACTGTAGGCTTCAAATGTTACGTAATCTCCTGGGTTAAATGTCTTATCCCAGTCAGCATCCACATAAACACGATTCATTTTTCTATTAAAACGTATCTGCCTTTGAGTTACCAATAGTTGTTCAAGTGTTGTTAGGTGTTGCTGAACAATAGAATAATATGTCATGTTAGCGCCTAACAAGTTGTACATATCATTCATTCTAAACTGATACATTAAGTCAAATGGATTATCCACACCTCCTTGGTTGGTACTCATGGCACCGCCAAAGTTGAACATACGTGTGATAGAAAGAACACCGTCACCTACTGAAATATATTTGTTGCCCATATCGCCTGCAACATAAAATGTTGTGCCGTGTAATGCTGCTGAGTATCCTGATATAGAACCAGTTACAGTTTCGCCCGCAACAAACGTACCTTTAGTATCTTCTGTGACAAAGTAGTTAGAGCTATGTATTTCTTTGATTACTGTAGTTGCACCTGAAGTTCCGCCTGTGAGTTTGTCACCTACGGAAAAGTTAGGAGCAAGAATATTTGAGGCAAGATAAACTTGGTCGCCTGTTATCTGATGTGAGATAAAGATCTTTTGTCGGCCATCAAAGTGATACTCATACCAAAACTGTAGAGCATCATCAATACGATCAGATATCTGATCTTCGTCTACATTAATTTCAATGACAGGAAAGCCAAGCCTGCGTAAACAGTAGTCGATTAGTTCTTGTCTTGTGCTAAGGGCTGCCATATCTATACCTTATAGTTGTCTTTTATTTGTCCTATTGTATTCTCTTTATCATTAATTCACATTCAGATCCATAAATAGAACAAGTACCATCAATATTGTGTCCGTATGCTCTGATTTCAATATAATCGTTTGCGGTTAAACTTAGTATGGTGTTTATTTTGTTATTAGACCGTTCACCGTAAGAAGCTCCTCTGTCGTAATCGTAGGTAGCGGTTGTTGTTTGTTCTGTTCCGTTTACAAAAACACAAGCTCTTACAGTGTTTCTTGCCGAGCCGGTATTATTATCATATATTAAATTAGCAGTAATCTCATAATAACCAGTAGAGTCTACGGTAAGTCTACTATTATTAGTAGTTGTTGAGTGTGTATATGTGTCAGTATCTATAAAACCTTGAGAGTCCCAAGTATGTGTAGTCCAGGAACCATCAGTTATAGAAGTAGTTTGACTTGTTGTTAGTTTAACAATAGGAAGACTTACTGTTGTTAGATAAGTCTGTAAGTCACTAATTTGACTTTCTGTAATAGACAGTGCTGCTTGATGTTGTGTAACACTTGACTCTGTGATATTTGCATCAGGTACATTTGCCCAAGTAACTGCACTTGTTAGGTCGTTTGTTTCAGTAGTTAAGTAAGTGCCTAAGTCACTAATTTGACTTTCTGTGATAGACAGGGCTGCTTGATGTTGTGTAACACTTGATTGTGTAATATTCGCATCTGGTACATTTGCCCATGTAACACTCGCAGTCAAATCGTTAGTTTCAGTAGTTAAGTAAGTGCCTAAGTCACTAATCTGTGATTCAGTAATACTTAACGCTGCTTGATGTGTTGTTACATCTGATTCTGTTACTGTATAACTTGTTAGATAACTTGATAAGTCAGGAGGAGTATAAGTAAATACTCCTGTAGAATTATTGTATGATAGTGCTGCTGTTCCTGCTGAGTTGGTTGATACGCTCAGATCAGTAAGAGCAATGCCGCCACCTGAAGCAGGTGAACCGCCATCGAGGCTAGACATATCATAACTAGTGGTTGCTGTTCCTAAACCGCCTAAGTCTACTTCATCAGAAAAAAAAGTAGGCGTAGTATTAGTGAATGTTACTACTGTGCCGTCAGATTTTTTTGAATATAATTGAGCATCAATTAAATTCATGGCGATCTCACCTACTGCTAGATCCTCTGCAGCAGGGGCGCCTGAAACTTCACTTCTTTTAGGTTTTAATACTACTACCGCCACACTTTACTCCTTAGTTCAACAATGAACCGGATGAATCATATACATTAATTCTAAATCTATCTTCACAAGCCGCTGAAGTCATAACACTTGTGTCGTTATCAGCAAATGATTCTGCACTTGTTTGTATTGCTGTAAGACCTACACTATCAAGTGTAAAAGTGCTAGTAACACTAACATTAGCCATTTCAAAAGCACCGCTACTGACTGACATTGTAGTACCGCCAAGGTCAAGTGTGCTACCTGACAAATACAGGTCACGCCATCTTAAACTTGAGGTACCAAGGTCATAAGTTTCATTGGCTGCTGGTAAAATAGCACCAGTAACTTCAAGTGGCTTATTGATTTCCCACTGAGTTCCTGTGTGGTCATACAGTATAGAAGCACTTGCTCCGTCTACTGATATACCAGCACCATCAGCTGCTGCTGAGTCTGCTGCACCACTGGCTAATACAACCTCTTTATCATCTACTGTTAAGGTAGTTGAGTTAATAGTTGTAGTTGTACCATTAACAGTTAAGTCACCGCCTACTGTTAACGCACCTGAAGTGCTGAGAGTGGTAAATGTTCCGGCTGCTGGAGTTGTTCCACCAACAATACCATCTACGTTACCAGTTACATTGCCTGTCACGTTTCCTGTAAGAGGTGCTGTGACACCTGCAAAGGTAACACTATCACCTGTTCCTACTGCTTGTCCTATACTGATTGTACCTGAAGAATAGGTAACACCTGTTCCTCCTGATAGATATGATTCTACTCTTGCATCAGTGTAATATAAATTAGTGCTACCTTCTGATATGTCATCAGTGTCAGCGCTAAGGTTAGTACCATCTGCAAGTGCTACTTCAAAGCCACCGGCTGTAGCACCATCATGTACTACGAGGGTGTCTTTAGTTGTGTTGACGGTTACCTCACCTTCAGCACCCGTAAATGATGAATGCTCGGCGGTGGTTCCACGTCTTAATTGTAATACTGTTGGCATTGTTTATCTCCTAATATGTTCCACCGTCAAGTGTATCTACTTGTGAACCTGGAATAGTTGCACCACTATCTAAGTTGTCAAGATCATGCCTTAACAATTCAAATCCACCGGCTGTAGAACCATCATGTACTACTGCTGTATTTTTACTTGTGTTTACTGTGATCTCAGCAGCCGCTCCAGTGAATGATGCGTGCTGTGCTGTAGTACCACGTCTAAATTTTATTCTAGTAGCCATTAGCTGAGACTCCCATAATCAAGGTTGTTACCCACACCAACCGAATCTGTTATCAATCCGTAGTCTTGGTCAGCATTAATAGTTACTGCAACTGTTGATGTACCTGATCCACCGTCAGTTACCGTCATCAAAGCTGTTGATGTGTCGTTAAACTGAATAGTAGAAGATCCTGATACTGTAGTATCTGTGTCAGTTACGTCTAAACCGCCACCAATAGATTTAATGTTATTACTAGAATCTCTAATATACAGCTTCTGATCTGCTGTATTTATAGCAATTTCGCCAACAGCTAAGTCACTAGTTGTTGGTACACTGCTACTTGTTTCCGATCTTTTCGGTTTAAGTACCACCGCCATCTGCTATCTCCTCCTGACGTTGCTTCAGTTTCTTTAATTTTTTTTCTAAAGTATTTAATTCTTTTTTCAAATACTCGTTTTCACGTATAAGAGCTTCATCAGCCGGCATCCCTTCTTTTTCAATCTCAACAATCTTTTCAACAGGAACTTCCTTAATTATTTCTTTAATTACTTCTCTTACTTCAACTTCTTTATTGGCATTTTGAAGTAAATCTATTTCAGAATTTGCGTAATCTATTTGTTCTTGCAAATCCGTAATACTTGCATATGCCTCTTCTTTGTCCCTAATTGCTAAATTGACCCTAGCCTGCAAAGTAACTACCTCTAGGGTCACATCATTATACTTTTTAGCAAGAGTATTAATATACTCATTTATTAATTTGTCATTATTAGTTTGCTCATCCATAACAAAGCCTCAAAAAATTAAATTAGTATGTTCCGCCGTCTAAGGTGTTAGTCCAATCAGGAGTTCCGCTGTTTGAGTACAATATGTAACCATCAGTACCTGCAGCAGTAGCCTGAAGTGCGCTAGTTCCGTTACCGTAAACAATACCGTTGCTAGTAAAAGTAGTAGCACCAGTACCACCATCGCCTACAGCAATAGCAGCTGACAAGCTAGAAACAGTACCGCCTGATACGTTACCTTCTAAGTTGGCAACAAGTGTACCAGTAGAAATTGTCAAGTTACCAGTAGAAGCACCAGTAAATGTGCCTGTACCTACAATAAACTTGTCTGCTGATTCATCAAAACCGATGAAAGCGTTATCGCTATCACCACGTTCAATAACAAGACCTGAGTCATTAGCAGGTGCGCCTGAAACACCGTTACCGAGTTCGATAAGAGTATCACTAACTACTGAGTTGGTTGTATTCAAAGTAGTAGTTGTACCATTTACAGTCAAGTTACCTGTAATAGTAGCATTACCGCTAACAGTTGCGTCATTAGTAACTGTCAAATCGTTGCCAATGGTTACATCATTTGGCAAACCGATAGTGATAGCATTGTCAGCAACAGCAGTTTCGATTTCGTTTGCTGTACCGTTGAAAGTAATTGTTTCACCACCAGCTACTGTGTCAGCAGTACCACTGTCTGCGTCAATGTCGAATGAAGTAGCGATTGCCGCTGTAGTGACAGCAGTTACGAGACCTTTAGCATTAACTGTTACAACAGGAACAGCAGTAGTAGAACCAAATGAACCTACGTTGCTGTTTACAGTTGCAAGTGTACCTGCAGCAGTTACGTTACCAGTACCATCAAAAGTAGGTGAAGTGTAAGTCATATCACCTGAAATTGAAATTGTACGTCCTGTTTCCAGTGCTGTAGCAGTGTCTGCGTTACCAGTTACGTCACCTGTAACATTACCAGTTACGTTACCAGTAAGGTCGCCAGTTACGTTACCAGTAAGTGCTGCTGTGACAGTGCCTGCACTGAAGTTGCCAGATCCATCACGTTCTACAATAGTGCTTGCTGTGTTTGAATCAGTAGCTGCGTCAATTGCATCAGTGTAATACTTACCACCAATGGTATGAATTACAGCGGTACTACCATCAGAATCTACTGATTCAATGTAGAGCTTAGCCGCAGCACCTGAACCACTTTGGTCCTGGCTATACGCCAGTTCGCCTTCTGCCAGATCACTCGTAGTAGGTGCTGCTGAACCTGAAGAACGCTTTATTTGAATTACAGTTGCCATTAGTTTCTCCTCTTAGCTTCTGTGTTTATTTTTATTGTTAATATGTTCCACCGTCTAAATTCTGTACATTTGCCGCAACATCAGATGCGGGAGCTGCCTCCCAGTTTCCGGTGTCCGAATCATAAACTAAAGTATACCCGTCTTGCACCCCTGTTACATCTATTCCTTGTAATCCGGATAATGATGTTGCAGTTTGTGTTTTAGATTGTGTAGTAGTAATAGTTGATACCCTAGCTGAGGGCGTGGTAGATGATACCGTTGTTGTACTACTACTGCTTTGTGGTAAAGTTACCTTAACTGCCATTAGCGTGTTACCTCAGGAGTTACTGTTACTATCCCCTCTAAAACTCTAAGAGTCTCAGAACTTGATGCAATTTCAATATCATACACATAACGACCAGCTTTCAGATTAGAAGTCTGTGCTGCGGTTAATGATATAGTTATCTCACCCGTGTTATCAACCTGTGCTGTTGTAAAATCTGTAGCCGTAGAAGTGTAATAACTTTTTCTCATCTGTGAAGAAGTAGTATATCCCGACAGATTTTTAGCACTACCATCAGCATTGCTGAGAGTAAGTGAAAAAGAAAAAGTTTGACCTTGATCTATTACTAGATTCTCTACTGTAGCCATATAAATATCTTATAAGTATGAATGTGTCTACTTATTTATAACATTTTGGACTTGTGATGAAAACTATTTTGACCTTAAAATATGGTGACAAATATACGGCAGATGATGTGAACCGTATATACCTCGACACCAACGGCAAGTATAACTATGTTTGTGTGACCGATAATCCTGAAGGACTACGTTCTGATATTTATACTATTCCGATTGACGGTGAACCTGAAGGACATTGGGAAAAGGTCAAACTTTTCCAATATCGTTTCGGCAAAACTTTATACTTAGATTTAGATGTAGCCATACAAAAAGACATAGGTCATTTGTTTGAATATCTTGACAAACACCCAATGATTTGTTATACTTATTGGAAACGTGAAGACTTCCCCTATCATAAAGACAAGCGGTGGTCTTATAACTATCTAAGCAACTTTAACTCAAGCGTAATGTTATGGGAAGATGCGAGACATATATACGAGTATTGGAAAAAAGATCAAGATTATTACATGGTAAAATATGCAGGTGATGATAGATTTTTATTCCACGAAAACTTTACATTTGAACACTGGCCTGAAGGTGAGATATATTCTTTTAGATTTGACGGCCACAAATACAAACCTGACGCAACAATAGCATTACTTAATGGACAGGCAGACTTTCCGGAGTTAGTGACAGAATATTATGATGAACTTCGTGTGCATCAAATGGGGCGATAAGTACACCCCAGATTACGTAAACAATCTGTATCGTATGGTTGAGAAAAACTATACAAAACCTTTTACCTTTACGTGTTACACAGATGAAACAGAGGGACTTGAATGTGATACACATCCCATACCTGATGACGGATTGTTGCATCCTGTGCATTGGTTTGGCAAAGAAAAGTATTGTTGGGACAGGACAAAATTTACTGTTTTTAATTCAAAAGAATGGTTAGGTTATGAAGGCAAATGGTGTTATTTTGATTTAGATGTAGTGATACAAAGTAACATTGATGAAATAGATACTCTTGCTAATAAACCAAGAATGATCCACGTTCAATGGCAACCAAAAAATCAAAAGCATGAAAGGTTGTTTATTGATATGAGAGGCACTTTTTATAATTCTAGTATGATGCTTTGGAATGATGAACAAACCAAACATATATATTATGATGTTCTGATAGAAGAACAAATGGTTTTCAAAACATTCTACAAAGGATCTGACAATTATCATTATTGGAGACAACGTGACCTTTGGAAGAATATACCCTATGATTGGGTTTACAGTTATAACAGAGGAATGAAACATCCTGAAGATGTGAAACCATTTGTTTATAGGCCTGATGCTAAGATTTGTATATTCAATACTGACCTTACACCAGACCCAAAGGCAAAGAAACAAATAAAGTTTGAGGAATTGAAGGATAAAGAATTATTGAGGTTATGGAAATGCGAGTAAATTATATATGTTGTAAATGGGGAACAAAGTATGGACCACATTATGTCAATAAATTATATTCAATGGCTAAACGTAACACTGATGATAGCATATTTGACTTTCATTTTTACTGTTACACGGATCTTCCTGAAGGCCTTGATCCTGGGATTAAAGTTATTGACTTCCCTGACATTCCTAATATTCATCCTAAGTATTGGTTTGGTTCTGATAGTTTCAAGTATGGAATGGCTCGCTGCTGGGATCGTCCTAAAACTTTTGTTTTTAATACTCATAACTTCGCTGACGATAAGCCTACGGGGCGTTTCGTTTTCTTAGACTTAGATGTTATAATACAAAATGATATGGGCCCTATCATTACACACGACTTAGATAGGCCAACAAAACTCAGAAGTTGGTGGCAAGATCCTCGTCCAATGAAAAGTAGAAACTTTAAACTTGCTCACGGTGCATACACAAATGGATCTTGTCAAGTGTGGTCGGATGACCAATGTGAATGTATATGGGAAGATGTATTAAAACATCAAGAACAGATATGGTTCACATTTACTGACGGTACTGATAATTATCACAGTTGGCGCTGGGGTGAGTTTAGTAATTATAAAAAACTGTGGGGACACTTTCCAAGTTGGATGGCATACTCTTACAACAGAGGTAGAGACTGGGATGCTGATGACCTTAGAGTGGACACCTATCGTAAAGGCGCTATACTCTGTGTGTTTAATATTGACTTGTTGCCTTTTGAAGATAAATCTAGAGGCAGTACAAAACAAGATGACTTAGCAGATCCTGACTTATTGGCACATTGGCAATGATACATATATACACCGTTAAATGGGGTGAAAAATACTCTAGCGAACACGTAAATAAAATTTACAAAGATTGCTTTGAGAACATCTACAGTGAGTTTAAATTTTATTGTCTGACAGAAAACCCTGAAGGACTTTTAAAAAACGTAACTGTAATACCTCTACCTAAAGACAACTACTATGAAAAATGGTGGAATAAATTATATCTTTTTGATAAAAACATCGTAACTCAGCGAGGAGAAAAAATGTTTTTGGATTTAGATATAGAAATTCAAAGAGAGCTAGATTCTTTTATAAATTATAATTGTGACAACAGAATATTTTTTATAAAAACATATTGGCACGATTTAGAAAAAATGAAAAAAGAAACTGAACACGTACCCACAAAATATACTGATTTAAATTCTAGTGTATTAAGATGGAATGACTCTATAATTGATACTGAAATCATGGACAATTTTTGGACTATGATAAAAGACTATCCTAGTCAAATATTTTTTTATTTTAGGGGACTAGACAATCTATTCTATAATAGATTTCCTAAAGAATGTATTGATTACTTTCCTCCTGGATGGGTTTATAGTTATAACTATGGATATTATTATCCTGTTGATGTAGAAAAATATAAGTATCGGGACACACCGTATATTTGTTTATATGATTCAATGGAGAGACCTGAAGATGTTAAAATTGAATTTTCTAACTAGTTTTAGATACTGGGGATTAGCATTAGAAAAAATTGCACATGAAATGCCCCACAAACATGATGACTTTAGAAAGTCTATGAACCCAAACACTATGGACGCAGCCGTTTGGATGATGGAAGAACTTGTAAAACAGTTAGACCCAGACAAAGAATACAATATTATCGTGTTAAATTCTTGGTTGGGCTTTCCTCTTGTACCTCTTATATGTGAAAACATAAAAGTAAAACATATGGACCTTATTGATATTGATAATGAAGCATTAGAGCTATCCAAAGTTTTTAATAAGTATTATACTGACAACGGTATTGACATAAATCATCTTCAGTTAGATATACCTTTTGCCTTCCATGATATTAATGCTCTAGATACTGACATTGTTATTTCACTAGGATGTGAACAGATGTATCCATTACGAGATTTACGTACTGCAAATCCAGATTGTACGTTTGCCTTACAAACAAGTAACGTAATACAAGAGATGTACGGTATTAATTGTGTTGATAGTATTGAAGGTCATTTAGAAAACACAGGCATAACAAAACCACTCTATACAGGACAAATAGAACAGTTTTATTATAACTGGGAAGGTAAAGTTTTCTTTGACAGGTTTATGGCTATTGGAAAGAAGTAGCGTCTTCTTCAGAGATGTCCTCAATCATACTACGCCAAATTTCTAAATGAGGAACAACAAATCCTAAAGTAATACGAGGCTCATAGGACCCGGCACAGTGATAATAAACTTTGTCGGGTTCTCTGCCTCTGCCATAGTATCCTACTTTACAAGTCCAACCGGGCTTGTCTTCCATAGTAACTATTTCTTTTGTGATAGGATCCATGTATCTAAAGAATCCATTGCCTGTAGGAGAATAAGACAATAGTATGTTATACCCATGAGCATTCCAGTTATTGTGCCAACCCATAAAACCACTTTCAGGATAAAACACATTTACTGCTTGATTACGTGCGCCAAGATAGGCACACAGTTCTTCTGCTATTTTTTCTCTTTTTTCTCTATGTTCATTAGGAGCATCTTCTGAAGTTCCTATATCAACAGACAATGTTTTTTCTGGGAAACCAATATGGGCGCCGTCTTTAGCTACTATTTCTTTTAAATACTCTTCACCACAGGCTTGTTCTAGTGTCATGTTTTGATGACGTTCTCTACTGTGAGCAATCTCTGTCAATTTAGTAAGATCAGATTGAAAGAACCAATCACTATATTCTGTCAGAATATCTAATACTTCTTCGTTATTAATTTCAATCCACTTCACTGTAGTTGATCCTTAGGAATTGTGTGATGATATAATACTACATCTTGTCCTTGTAATTCTTCAAAGTGATACCCATTGACAAAGTTCCAACGAGCATCTGGCTCTTTTACATATCCCCATTTAATATCATGCCCACCATATGTCAAAAGTTTCCACATAGTAAAGGTGTCCCATTTTACAACATCTTTAGGATAATCTCCTAAGTCGTATCCTGGCTTTCTTTGTGCTACGTATTCTGTCCACCAGGCTCCCATTAGATCCATCATAGCAGGAGTTTTACGATAGACAAAGAATCCACAATGACAAGTCATTTCTTCTGTATTAGAAATTTTTGTAATTTTAGAATTGTAGGGTCTGTTTTTAGTGAATACAATATCCTTATTGCGAGGCAGAATGTCAAAAACATTTTTTATATCTTCATGTTCACACATCATATCAGCATCAAGATATGCTGTAATGTCATAAGGGGTTTTGTTTAATGCCCAAAGTTTAGCACGGATGTGGTCAGGTATTCCTTCAGTTATTATATTATCGAACAGTGTGTAGTCCTCAGCCTGAACCCAATGTTCGTGTGTGAAAAATGTAATGTTGGCTTCAGGCCAAAAGTCTCTGATTGATTCTGCTAATAGTTTAGCGTGTCGATAAAATCCTTTTTGTTTTGAAGCAACAATTAAAAACCCTTTAGTTTTCTTCTTCGGCACTTTCAAGATCCTTCATCAACAAAATAGTAGTATAAGCCTGGACTTCCATAATACTTTTAGACTTACGTATCAATCTTTTGAGTTGTGTGTTTTTTGAATTCTTAATACTATCAATTTCAAAGGCTTCTAGTTTAGCATTGAATAACGCTTCTTGTTTAGCCCTTGCTTTTTGAGATTCGCGTCTCTCAGCACTTTTCTTAATATTATTATTTCTTCTTTCAAGTGCTTGATTTGTATTGTCATCAATTTGTTCTTCAGTATACTGTTCCAACACTGCTTTCATATCAGGGTTGGTGCCTTCTTTATCATGTATAGAGGCTATTTGCTCTTTACCGTTAGGCTGAACAATCGTAACAATTAGATGGCGGTTTTCTCTATTAGACCAATAGGGATTTTTATATTGTTTTTTAGGTATGTCTGCGGAAACAGATGCTTCTGCCATAATATTTCTCCATAATTAAAAACTATATTGTAATACTATATAGTCAGTTTGTCAAGCAGTTCTCAACCAAAGTTTGATGGTGCTCACGGTTTCAGTGCTAGCCTTAACAGTGTCGCCAGCATATGTTCCGCTAAAATCACTAGAATATGAACCACTAAAATAACCAGTGTATGAACCTGAGTAGTTTGAAGTACCTACATAGTCACCGGAAAACGCTCGGTCATAAGCACCAGTGTAATAACCAGTGTAAGTTTTAGCACCAGTATAGAAACCAGTGTAGTATCCTGTAAAGGTTCCGCCGACATAACCAGAGTAATATAAAACGTAGTCGCCTGCATAGTTACCTGAATATGCTGAAGTTCCTACGTAGTTGCCAGTGTAATCACCAGAAAATGATCCTGTATATGAACCAGTGTATGTCTTAGCACCTGTATATTCACCACTAAAAGCTTGGTTATAGGCACCGGTGAATGCACCAGTATAAGAACCTGCATATGTAGATGAATCTACTTCTTGTCTAGTATCTGAGAATCCAGCAACATCTCCCATCTGAGTCCAAGTGCCTGTTTCTGATGGAGTGCTCGACTGTACAAGATAACAACCTACACCAGGAGTTGTGCCATAATCTTCAACGATTCTATTTCTAAAGTTAGGAACCATTTGCTCTACTTGTGCCGCTGTCATTTGCTTCATTCCGCTATCATATGTGATAGAAGAAAGGTCACTATTTGCAGAGGATGTGGGAGCAGTCTTTTGCCACAAGTAAGTAGTGTTGTTACCACTCAACACTGTATCTGTAATAGTGTAACGAGAAGTCCAAGTACCACCAGTAGGTGAAGAAGCAGCTAGATGAAATTGACCTACCGTGTAGTCTGATTCAGAAACCATATCATTAATAACTTTATCAAGTACATCAGTGTCTAGCTCAGCGTCCGTGAATTCATTGAAACCAACATCTCCGGATGTTTCCCAGCCAAGAGGACGATTAGTAATACTTTCTGAAGCTGCTGAGGTTATTTGTTTAAAGTAATAAGTAGTATCTGTTGTTGTGCCTGCTGTTGGGTGAGTACCAATAGCATCATCTCTAGTTGTATCAGTAAAAGTGCCTATAGCAGAACCACTAAGAGCATTTGCAGTATCCATGTTCAGGTCACCGGTAAGTGTTCCATCCCAGTCATCTGCATATTTGTTAGTAATAACATAAGAGAGATATTGCTGTATCTCTGCGTCGGTCATCTCTTGGATACCCTGAAAATTACTAGAAGTAATCGGAGTTCCAGATGCTTTAAGTCTTAGTGGGCGCATTTATGTTTCCTTATTAATTCAAACGTGTACCGGAAGAATCATATATAACAGTTTCTACCATTGTATTCCAGTTTGTACTAGAGGTACCTACTAAACAAGAAGTCACTCCTGCAGGCAAATCAATCGAAGCATTTGCTGATCCTGCGTTGATAGTACCTGAAGTATTTGGATACAATTTTACATTAACAGAAGTTCCGTTACTAACTGTATATAAGAGACCCGCGGCAGCTGTAGGTAGCTTAACACCTTGATCTGCTGTGGCAGAACTAACTACATTATATGTGTTGGACAATGCCGTTGCATCACCTTGAACTGTACCTGCCGCTGTAACACTAGCCGCTATTGAAGCGGTATGGTCTCCAGAAGAAGTAACATCTGCTACTGAAATACTATCTCCGGATTGATACTTATCGCTATTTAAGTTGGTAAAGTTAGCATCAACCTCAGAATTAGTTAACGGACTACCTTTACCGGATCGTGTAGTTATTGTTGACATTTACTTTACCCTTATAGTTTGTTAAGAATCTGTGAGAACATATCCTTAATTTCTTTTATATCTTTCTTTAGTGTATTTATATCATCTTGACATTTTACAATCTGATTTTTTTGCTCTAAACGCCTTTTTTTTGCAATTTTATATTCTCGCAAAGCAGAATTGTCTCTGTTCACTAAAGCTTGATTAGAACCATCCCGCAAAAATTCAGGAGATTCTTTTACAATTTCTTTTTTACTAATCATTATATATTATACCTGTAGAGCGTATGCTCTGAGTTTTCTTACCTTAGGCACATTAACAGTTGTACTGTTCAACGGAACAATCTTAATTGCGTAATACTTGAATCCTTGATATGTTGTGGTCTGAGTAGTAACTGTTCCTGCTGTAGCTGAAGTACCTCCGCCACCTGAAAGTGTAACAGTAATTGTACCACCATCATATCCTCTACCTGCATCCAATATATTGATAGCCGTGACTGCTCCTGCTGATATTGTAGCAGTTGCTCTTGCTCCAAACCCATCACCTGAGTGTGTGATAGTTACAGTTGGTGCTGAAGTATATCCTGATCCGCCTGCTGAAACTGCAATAGAAGCTATGCCGGTAACATCATATTCCAATACACCCTCAGTATTTAGACCAAAACTATTGGATCCTTTTGAAGGCAACCCGTATCGGTATTCGCCATAGCTAGTTGTTGGAGAATCCGGTGTTAATTTTTTATCCATTTTTCTCCAAATAATATCATCACTGAATTTAGCCAAATCATCATCTACGTTTTGTACTTTATAATAAACTTCAACATCACCAGTAGAAGGAATATAATTATCTAAAATTACTATTAGATCTTCAGCATCCTGAGTATCTTCTAATCTTACTTTCCTAGAAATATATCTAGAGGATGCTGTGCCTCCAGTACGCACATCTTCTCCGGAAGAATCATTGTTTATCTCGTTTTTATATGCGTTGAACATTAAAGATTCTATATCAATCATAGGACTTAAATGTTCATAGGGAGTCCTTAAAGCAATTTCAAAAGTAGCCGTTTTACTACCGCTATAGTTAGCTTGTTCATTTGAATAACTGTAGATTGTTTTTTCTGTTACAAGATCGTTTAGCTCACCTATAGCCATAGGAGTCATTGTAGTATTTGCTGAAGCTGCTCCTGTATTTGTTAGAGCAAACTTAGGTGTAATTGTTCCTAGGTTACCAAAGTTATCAAAAGGACACTTAAATGCGTAAGAACTAACTACCCTATCGTAAATGTTATTTACGTTTGCAGTCTTAGTTCCGTTACCTACTAACACAGAACGTATGGTCCTTTCTGTACCATCTACTGTATTAGAACCTGTAGAAACAAAACGTCCTTTTAATACAGTAATAGTAGAGGTTTCATCATACATCGCGGCATGATAAGAAACACGACCCAGGTTAAGTTCTGCCGTCACGGTAGCCGCAGAAGAAGGCGAACCACCAGACAAGGTAACAGTTAAATTAGAGTTACCATCATATCCTGCTCCAGGATTAGTTAGAGTTATATCAGTAACCACACCTGCTGTTAATGTAGCAGTTGCTGTTGCTCCGGTTCCTCTACCTGTGCTATCAGTAATAGTAACTGTAGGAGTTGTTCCGTATCCGGCTCCTCCACTGTTACCCACAGTGAAAGTAAATCCGTGTACTTTATCGCCAACTGCAAACTTAGTGCTTGAATCACTAAAGCTATCGTAGTTAGTCCAGTCATGGTTTTTAGTTTTTAACTTGAGTTTAAAATTAGTATTTGTTGAGAATGTACAACGGTTAATTCTAAACATCATATCTTCTTTTTGTCTTGCTGACCAAGTTCTGTTGTTAGCAGATGTAAACAGTATTCCACTGTGTGCTTGCTTAGATATTACTGTATCTGAACCATGAATCTTTTTACCTAGTTCTGCAATCCAAACGGTATAGTTAGGATCGTCTGAGTCTGGAATAGGAACAACACAATACTCTGTGTTGTTTTCTAAGTAAACAGGTGTTGGGAATGCAAAATGAGTACCCCTAGGAGTATATGTACCGTCTCCGTTGTCTATTGAAACTGCACAGTCCCTTCTTTCCTTTCTAGATTTCGCTAGAACAATATCGCCCGGATAACCGTTAACCATATTTCTAAGTTCTAGTGTGATACCTTTATTATCTTCAGCTTTAGAAACAGTGTGGAAGAACAAATCTACAGAAGAAACATACATTCCATTATCGTATCCTTCAACCATAAATGATTGTGCCATTGGATCCCAACCACCACACAACCCGCCATACATATCAACATATGCTCTTGAAGCTAGGCCTGCCATATCATATTCAAATTCAAAATTAGTGAGATCATAATCAAATTCAACCGCACTAGCTGCAGGAGTGACAGTAGGAGTTGAAGGAACAGTAGCAGTGTAGTTATTAGATGGTGGTACCTCTACCGGAATATCATCATAGAAAGTTTCAAATGTAGCAAAACCTTCAGTAAGATCTTCTCCAAAATTAGTTCCGGTATGATGATTTATTCCATATGTGAGGAACGCATCTATAATAGAATCAACCGGAGCCGCAGAAGTAGGATCTTGAAACCCGATAAATGAATTTGCGCCACCATATTCAGTAGGTATAACAGTAACTGTAGCAGGTGGTTTTGAAGTTGTCGCAGTTGTAGGAGTACTGGAAGACTCTGCCGGTCTATCCTGAGGATCATATGATATATCAGAAGTCCTTGTAAACACTTGACCTTCTACTATTTTAGGATCTAAAGGTGTTGACACCGCTTGTGCGGGCTCTGAGCCTGTTCTTGTTCTTGGTTGAGGAGGATTGATAACAGTATAGTGTTTGGCATTAGTAATAATAGTGCCGTCACCGCCTGTAAAAGTATTTGTAGCTCTAGATACAGTGTTTACTACACCACCTGTAGAAGCTACTACTACATCATGTTTACCAGGAGGAAGTTCTTTATCTCCAATAGTAAATGTACCAGAAGCTCTACCATTTGCATTTGAAGTAAATGTACCTTTGCTAATACCTCCAATATAAATTGTATGTTCTAAATTAGAGCATAGTCCGCCAGCAGACCACTGTATTTCTTGTGATCTAATATATCCGTAATTTTTTCTACTTACCTCTTTTTCACCATCATAAACACGATTTGCATTAGGTAAAGCACCAATATATGAGTATTGTGTTTCACGCCTCTTAGGTTGTATTTCATTTCTAGCATATTCAGTATAAGGTTGTACTTCAGTCTCATACCAGGTACCTATAGTCAGTAGATAAGGATCTTGATAAGACCATCTGTCTGCTCTGTGAAATGATAATTCGCCTTCATTCCATATCTCTTCGGTAAATTCTTTCCTGCCGAGTATATTTTCTCCGGGTGTACCTGTGTCGGCGGTTTGAATATAGGACAATCCATCATCTACTATTCTGTCATAATCAAGGTGCCACCCATCATCACTGTATTCAAAGTTAGCTTCTACACCTGTTATGACATTTTCAACGTCATCAGTTGATAGCCTTGTGTCTGTCCATGCAGGATCTTTCTTTGGTCTGATTTGTAGGTCTCCATATACAGGCTGACCAACACCACAAACTGGAGGAGGAGTATCTTTTACACAGGTTTGTGTTACAGGATCCCATGTATAACCTGTGTTACACGCTATAGGAACACAGGCAGTACCGGCTGCATTTAGTGTGTAACCTGAAGCACATACAAGTGCAACATTAGTATTGTTCAGTGTAAATGTTGAACTTGCTGAATCAGTAGCATTTCCATCACTATCAGTGGCATCAAGTGTGAGTTTTAAAGTTTCATTTTCAGTAATGCCTGTTTCAGTAGCAAACGTAAATGAAACGACTGCTTGAGAACCGCTGTCTATTGTAGCAGTTCCTGTTAGTGAACCGGAAGCCAAGTCTCCAGATACAAGTGTATATCCTGATGTGCAAGAAAGAGTCCAGCCAACTGTCACACCTGAACCTACAGCATTTCCCTGTATAGTAAGTGATATAGATTCGCCTTCATCTACTGCACCTTTATTTGTAATAGAATATTCAACTACACGTTCTGATCCATTATCAGGATTACTAGGTCCGGTGTTACTCGGCCGCGGAACACAAGCGTTAGATTCAGCGTCCCAAATATAACCAGATTGACAAGTAGGTTGAACAACAACTTCCTCATCATATAGAAGTTCCGTTACAATAGCTTCCCATTTACTAGCTTTTAAATTTTCCGCATACATAATTTCTGCGTAAGGAACGTGTGCTATAGCTCCAGTCTGACCACACTCGTCAGATGCTCCCGAAAAATCCGGCAAAAGTGAAATAAATTCGTCAGAGAAATAAGGACGCATAACACCAATAGATTTATGTAAAGAACATTTGTAATCAGGATCATTTACTGCTGCTGTAGTAAATCCATTAAATGCGTCTACTAACAATCCGTTTTTAAATCTATCTACACCTGATTCATCTAAGAATTTCTCATCTTTAGATGCTTGTTCTAATATAGACAGAGAAGTGTAATACTCAAGATTTTCAATTCTTTTTTCTAGGCCACCAATTTGTGACATAGTATACTTGGGATTATTTACCTTTCTAACTTTATTAGCCAAATCTAATCTTGAATAGTATTTACCCGATGCCGCACTCAAAGAAGGATATGGTTTAGCCACAAGTGTAGCCAATGTCATATCTTTACTAGTTTTAGGCATAGGAATGCTTGGCTTTGTAGAAGCAGGATTAGATACAAGCTCAATAGAACCTGTAGGAGTGACTATAATTCTATGCCCCTGACCCAAATAGTATTCAAGATCTGTTGTAAATTCTTGTACAGGGACAGGCATAGTTAGACCATTAGAAGGTCTTGTGATAGTTATTGCACTGCTAGGATTCTGAGTTGCAGAACCTAATGTAGCCGTAGGAGTTGCTGTATTAGTTGCATAAGGTCTAAAATCTAATTCATCTCTAAGGTCTACTGTTCTGCCTTTGCTATTAACATATAAAGGCACCTCTTGTAGTTTCATTGTGTTTGCTGATATTGCGGCTGCATATGAATCTATACAAGAAAAAGTAGGACCAGTAACAGTTCTACTAAAATAGTCAAACTTAACAAGTAAGTAAGGTCTGGCAGTAAAGTCTACAGTGGCCGAAGGTTTCTTAAATATCTTAGCGAGTCCATAGTAGTTATCTCGCTGACCGTTATCGAATCTAAACTGACTCGTTACGTCTATTCCATCGGAAGCTGCTGAAAATGCTGAAGAATGAGCCCTGATTGATGTTATTCTAAGTACATCAGCTACACCTAAATTAAATTCTATTTCGGAAGTAGAATAAGTATCAGTACCGTCAGCAAGAAGTGTCACATATTGATCTGTATTCAGAGTTTTTGAAATTGGCGTAGTATCTGCTACTTGAACATTGGCATAAATTTTAACATCTAGGCCAGAAGATGCAACAGCTGTTGCTCCTAGGTCTATAGTAATTTCTGTATCACTAACTACGGTTACACTTCTGCCTGTAGCAGTGAGATCTAACATTTCTCCCAATGAAAGTGTGTCAGTAGGAGTAGTTGTTGTAAAAGTATCTTCAGCTACTACCTGAATATTAGCAAGAGCTGTAGTATCGCTCAATACACCGGTCGAGTATGGGAAAGTTTCATTACCGCTTACGGTTATGGATACTTCACCATTAGCTGCTACTGTAGCACTAAATTCTTTTGTATACTGAAAATCGTAGTCGTATGTTCCGCCAGGTGCAATAGTCTTTGTATTTCTAGCCGGTAGTGGGAAAAATACTGAATTGAATGCCTTTTCTTTCAACACTGCACCGTAGTTTGCGGTACCTGCGTACTGCCAAGTGATACCACCATCTGTTGCAGTGCCAGAAGTATGTGTAGGTCCTGAACCACTTGAAGCAGAAGTACCTGCTACTGTCGCAGTATATAGATAATCACCATTGTATGCAATTTGATTTGGTGCAAAGTATGTACTAGTTGCCCATGCTTTAGCATTAGCATCAATATTATTTAATACAACGTCTGCAAAACCATCAGCATTTGTATCATTATAATACAAACTTTTTACATTTTCAAAGTTATCAGAGGTCATTTTAACATCATACAAATAAAGCCTGTACTGAGCAGATGCTGAACCTACTGTTCCTGATTCACGGACAAAGTGACGAATTTTAGCTGTACCTATAGCATTCCCTGATGCTGTTGTCCCTGAGAAAGTCGCAGAAGTTACCGCTGTCTGTGCAGCATCATATAGAGTAACTTCAGCACTACCGTCTACATCCCAAGCACCACAAGTTTCATTCACAAGAATGTAGTTACCATAGTTTGTAGTTATTGTAGAATCTTCTTTTGTTTCCGTATCAGTAGGTTTGTCTATTATCAATAATTTACGATTAGTCAGTCGTAAAGGGTGTCCGCCCACTTCACAATAACCGGGAGAAATTTCTGCTACTAATTTTGTAGCATCGCCACCATTAGCAGAAGTAAACACACCACCATTAACACCGTCGTTAAGGTGTTCTTTTAACTGAACAGTCAGACCATGATCTACAAAGTTACCGTATGTTTCATAGGCCCTTTCATTCATTATATCGCCTAGACGATTTAGTCCGCTGGTCCTAATATCATTTCTGACTAATCTACCATACTCCCACTGTCCGTATTCAAAAAACAGTTCAGGAAGAACAGCAGAAGCTGCATATGATTTTAGTTGTGCAGTAATATTATATCGGTCTGCACCGGGTGCATTGAAGTTATAAGAGCCTGATGCTGGATCTAAAAGTGTCTCATCATCAGTGTATGCTTTTACTGTCTCTGTTAGTTCAAAACCTATTTTACGAACAACAGAGTTGCTAAAAGGATGTACGTAAGTAGACAATGTATCCGTAAGAATAAATTGTTCTTTTGCATATATTACACCAGGAGATAATTGTATTTTGGTTGTAGTACCATAATAGTTATCTGCATGAGTTACAGGGCTTGCGGCCAAATTACTAGTAACAAACTCGGTATTTAAATGAGAGCCCCCTGAGATTACTTTTAATCTTTCAGCTCCAGAGAAATGTTCATCACCCTCACCTCGGCCGTTAAAATCTAAGTATGCAAGATAAAAAGCCTTTAGTGCCGGCCTTCCTGATACAGATCCTTGTACAGTGCCTATGATTTTAGCTTTAATTCCTGTAGTCTGTCCTTCAACAATAGCACCCCTAAACTTCTCCATTTGTGCATTGGTCAATGCTGTTGTCGTAGTAACACCGTTAGGATAATAATCATCATTAATTTTAATATAAGGAACTGCAATAATAGATTCTTCACATCCACTAATCACTGCGCCTTCTTTGAGTGTAAAACTTCCAAGATTAGAAATTTGATTTTGAAGAACTGTTTGTAGCTGGGTCAGTTCTCTTGCTTGTACAGCAACACCAGGCTTAAAGAGAATCCTGTTATAATTTTTTGTTGCGTCAAAATCGTCAAAATACGGAGAAGTATTTAAGTTGAGTGCCATTTCCTAATCCTAGAATGTTAGTATTGCTTTAATTGTTTCTACCTGATCTTCTTGCCTGTTAATATAAGGCCTGTTTTCAATGTAAATAACCTCACCGGAATTTACGTTTATTTCAGGTTGATCGGTAGAAGATGTATAACTATTTATACTCAAACCTGTAACGCTGGTTGTACTATTTGTAATAACGCTACTAGAACTTATTATGTCTATTATAGGCTGTAGCCAAACATAGTAGTTTGTGCTGTCTACTTTCTTTTGTATTACTCTAAATCTGCCGCCGCCACCTGTTGTTATGAGGTCATCTATATTGTATTTGGCGTGTTCGGTTGCACTACCAACTTCTATTCTATGTGTATTAGTGCCTGTTACAGCAGTATAAACTTGTGTATCACTATCGTATTGTTTTAAGTTTCTTATAAGCCCGACTTGTCTAAAATCGTTGCCTATGAATAAATCTGTATTAGTATTGTCATCAAAATTTACGACAATACTTATATTGTTTGCATATAACTCATTTATAGGATGAGCTCCATGCCCATCGTAAGGAGAAATAACAGCTCTTGCTGTAGCTCTGGTATCTACATCTGCATTTTCATTGCCTGCTAAATCAGTAAAGGTAATCTCAGCAAATGTGTATCCTGACCCAGAATTAGTTACATCAACAGCAGTAATTTGCCCATCAGAATTAACTGTGGCGGCCGCTTCAGCCCCTGTACCGTCTCCCGTAATAATTACTCTAGTTCCGTTAGCCGTATAACTAGTACCCAATCCAATAATATCAATTTTATCTATAGTACCTTGAGTAGAGGTTGATTCAACAGCAGACTGTAGAGGAGGTAAAGCATCAGTATCACCGACGTTTACTACAACAGTTGCTCCTGATCCACCCCCGCCTGAAATAGTTGCAAGAGCAAAAGAGTAACCTGCTCCTGCATCTGTAATTGTAATAGCACTAACAGCGCCAGCAGAAACTGTAGCTGTTGCTGTAGCTCCACCACCGTCACCTACAATAGTAACAGTAGGTGTACTAGTATATCCTGAACCACCGTCTGTTATAGTGATAGAATCTACTTCACCATTAACATCCCCGTAAGGAGTAGTTGTAAGTTTTCTTACAGGTATATAGTTTGTATCTAAAAATTTAGTTTGATCTGATGAAGATATTTGAAACATAAACTTCCATTTATAACCATCAGACAAGATAGCTACAGAGGTAGCTGTAGACGTTGGTTTTATTGAACTTTGTGCGCCATTATTATTGTCTAAACATTTATAGACTTTATATTCATCTGTCATTACATAAAAGTTGGCATCTTTTAATGAAGTTGCTCCTGAAGTAGCTTGGTAATAAGTAGTCTCACCTGCAGAACCAAAAACATCTATGTAAGGTCTACCGTATTCGTGGTCATAAGCGTCATACACTTGACCATTTTCCCAATCTATTCGTCTTGCAACGTGACATATATCAGCAGCATCTGCTTTTTGTGCGACAATGATATTTTTTCTATAATCATTTAGATCACAATCGTTGTCTATAGGAGCAGGAGGCGATTGTTCGTCACTCCAAGCAGTAGTTCTACCTAAAGTAATATAAAAATAATCATGTGGGGCGCCGGTAACTACCGGTTCAACAAGATCCCGTTTAAAGGATCTTGCTAAACCGATTCGGCCCAATATAGATAGAGCTATAGCCACTATATTTACCTATTAAGAAATAGTTACAGTCCAGGTTACAGTCATGCTGTCAGAAGCACCTTTGTTGATTACTGAGAAAACAGTACGACAAAGCATTGTGCCTGCTGAAGAAGCATTAAAAATACCTGCTTCTGTAAGTGCGCCAGTACCAGTACCAGCTGCGAAAGTACAAACATACGCAACAGCGTTGTCAGTAACAGTGGTAGAAGTAAGAGCTGTACGAGATGAGCTTACTGCTGAACCAAGAGCAGTGTCACCAGAAGCGGCTGCTGTGTTATCAGTGCCTACTTCCATGTGTGACATTGCAGTAGCAGTTGCGTCTTTCATACGTGAAGCAATGAAGTCAAGGCCAGTGTCAACAACCAAGTTGTTTACAGTGAAGTCCTCTTTAACATTACCAAACTCATCCTTAAGTACGACATTTACTTTACCTGTCGCTTTCATAGTTTCTTTGTTAAACATTTTCGTTCTCCAAAATTGTTATAGTGTGTAATTAGTACCAACATAACTTTCAGCGAAGTATGTTGGATCCGAATAATTTTGTACGTTTGCAGTAGCACTTTCTGTTGCTAGTGCGCCACTGTCTGTAATGTTCTTACCGAAATCTTTTGCGTCTGCCTCTGCAGCGCCTGCTGAATCTGTATTAGCATTACTTGTATTTATAACCGGTACATCAGTTGAGGTCAGTGTTTCAGCATTATTTAAATCATAACTTATAATAAGTTGCTGTGTAGCTGTTGCACTGTCAGCCAGTACCTGTTCAATACTTACTTCTGTAATTACACTGTCTGAAGTTGTTACACTATCAGCCAATGTCTTACCGACACTTACTTGGTTTTCGTCCGCTATTGAAGCTCTATCGTCAGTTGTCGCTGTATCTGCAATCGCTCTAGTAAGTGTCCAACTAGTTCCGTTGTCAGTTGTTGTAGCTGTATCTGACGGATTCTTACCTACTGTCAGTGTGCTAGATTCTGTGGCTGTTGCCGAATCCGCCAAGCTGACCGGTATGAATATTTGTGCGTTAAATGATTCTGTAGCTGAAACACTATCACTGAAAGAAGTTATGTAACTTATTGCATGACTTTCAGTTGCCGAAGCAGAATCATTCAGTCGCTTACCTATTAAGACTTCATTTTCATCTTCTATTGAAGCCTTATCATCAGGAGTTGCTATGTCAGCAAGAACCTGTGAAATATTAAAATTATTTATTACCTCTGTAACAGACACAGAATCAGATGGATTTGGTTGTATGTTTAGTACCGGTGTATCTGATACTGACTGTGCTTCAGTAAATGGTAAACTCGTTCCTATTTCTACTGTCTCTGCTACTGTGGCTGTATCTGTAAATGATGCTGTCCACGTTACAACAGGAACAAAAGTTTCTGACGCTGTTACTGTATCTGAAAAATCTATTATTTTTTCCATAACATAACCAAACAATTCAGTAGCAGTAACAGTATCTGATGGGTTTACGCCCCAGTCATATAAGTATGCAAATGATTCAGTAACAGAGACAACATCCTGTAAATACTTTTGATAACTTATCTGAAGGCCGCCATCTCTTACATAGAAATCATTATCCAAGTAATCGCCGGCATCATTAGCAAAGTAATTTTGTTCTCCTGCGTCATCTGAGATTGTTGTATCTGTCAACGCTTTATTGACAGTAAAGGGGCCTATTTCTTCGCTTGTTGTTGTCGCATCTTCTGTATTTTTGCCGAAATGTATTACAAAACCACCTTCTCCCAGATAAGAATCAGCATCAACCATGTAATCTTCAGCAAAGTAATCCTGTGAACCTGAGTCATCAATAGTTGCACTATCAGCCAAAGGTCTTTCTACTAGTTTAGCAACAAGTTCGCTTGTAGTTGTAGTGTCCTCTTTGACCATGAAATATTCAATAGCAATTGCATCAGATGTATCACCGCCTTCGCCTGCGAATATATCTTCCTCGAAGAATCGAATATGATAACCAGGTGCAGTTACAGTAATATCAGAGAAAACTACTTCATTTGTGATTGTTAGATCACCAAATACTTCCCATCCAGCAGGATGAATTGTTCCTTTAATAATATCATTCCAATCGCTCTGAGGAGTAGAAGATTTGACAATATAAGAATAACTTTGATATTTACGATTATCCTGTAGTCGGTTAACATCAGAGAGTTTGCCTCTGTCATCTACATATTGGCCTGTATATGTAAATAGATAACCAGTGGTTAGTGTAACAGTTGATGTTTCACCTGTAGCAGATGTAAGTACAAGATCTACTGATCCTTTATTGAAACCATACCCAGGTGTAATGATTCTCCATGTTGAAGGAGCGTTAGAACTTGATACAGTTATTATTTTACCATAAGAATCATTGGTGCCGCCAATAATAACATAATCCTCAGCAAAGTAATCTAGTGCGTACCCTATAGCATCATCACCAGATTCATTTATAGAAAAGACTTGTCCTGCTGAGAATCCTGCGTCAGCGCCTGAGTATGTTCCTGCTGATATGCTTGTTAAAGTTCTTCCTAAATATGCTTTTACATTAGAGCTTGAGGGCAACTCATCTCTTAGTACAATAAAGGTTCTTCTACTGTCAGTGTTTAAGGATAAAGTAGTAGTAGACGAGTAATATCCAGAACCTTTATTGTCTATGTCAAAATCAGTAATTACACTGTTTGCTACTTCTGCTCTAATCTCAGCGCCAGTTCCACCAGAAGGATCTATGATACTAACAATAGGAGCAGCAAGATAATCTTGTCCAGCATCTGTTACTGTAACATCATTTAGTTTTAACTCGCCTTCAACGAGTGTTGCTACATCAAAGGTAAGATCTGCGCCACCGCCGCCACCAAGATCTGCATCTGCAATAGTTATAGTCTCATCTATTACAAACCCTTCACCATCAGTGTCAATAGTTATAGTTGCGGCACCCGCGCCGTCAACAACAACAGTAAACTCGGCAGCTGAGCCATCGCCATCTGAAGTCCAATCAGCAGTTGTGATTGTATATGTGCCTGCCGCACGACTTGCATCTGCGGCTCCGATAGTATCTACTGTATCAATGGGGCCTTCCCATACAGGTGTAGCTCGACCGTCTGCGCCAGGACCAGGTATTGATGTTCTTGCCGATTCAAATTTTAGATATACTTCATATTGTTGAGGAGCGGTGTAGGCTATTTTTATTACATCTACAACCTCTGCTTCTATTTTATATAAACGAGTAAGAGTGCCTGTAGTAGAATAGTAACATAAATCTATTAACTTTCCTTGAAGATTTAGCACTTCATAATCGTTAGCAGATGTTACCTTAATAGCCTGTGACTGTTGCCATCTACCATCAGATGCACGTAAAACATATTTGCTTGGATATATTACGTCAACATCTTCTCCGTAAAACAAACGGAAAAAGGACTCCGTAGAAGCCTTTGTCCCTTTACTCTCATAGATGTCCTTAATGTGTTTATAGAAAAACTTTTTATCAACAGGAATAGTTTTAGGCCATTTTCTAGCCAGAAGCAAACGCCATTTTTCTAACTCGTTGTCAGTTGCTTCGTCAATATCATAGTAGCTTTTATTTAATAGTAAATTGATTGGATTGTTTTCTGAGTCCATCCAATCATAGTATTTCTCTAAGAAAGTTACAAAGGTAGTATAATCATTTTGTACAAATTCAGGTAGGGTATACTTTACATTATTTGCGTTTACTTTTATGTGTTCTGATTTAGGACCGTGGGCAAAATTAAGGACTGCTGTAAGTATTGCTCCACCAGAACCTGCTACAGTAACAGTAGGAGTAGAGGTATAGCCGTTACCAATGTTTGTTACAGTAACAGTAGCAATCTCACCACTAACAACGGTACAAGTAGCTGTGGCGCCTGTTCCGCCGCCGCCTGAAATTGTTATAGCAGGAGGATTGGCAGAATTGTATCCGCTACCTGCGTTGGTGATTGTTATAGATTCTACATATCTATAGAAACTAGGTATCTGATGAGCCATTAATCATCTTCTGTATATTGGCTGACTATTATTTCTAATCCTTTTCTAGCGCCTGTTAAAGTATTAAGAACAGTATCGTCCCTAGTCAAAACAGTATTTTTAGAAGGATAAGCTACAACAGCACTAGAACCATCCGGTGCTGATACTCTAGTCAGAACATTGGTTTTAATATCTTTAACGTCATCATGTGGTTTAAAATTAACACGTATAAAGGTGTCAGGGCCTACATAACTAGCAATAGTTGCAGTAAAATTAATTAATCCAGTATCATAATTAACAGTACCTACTAATGATAGATTTTCACCTGTTTCATTTTGTAAATATATTTTACCATTGCCATTATATTCTGGGGGATTAACGCCTGTATCAGGGATGTCTACTAATTTGCATTTAATAGTTGCAGTCTCTACAGTAGCATTGAACCAAGTAGAATGTAATGTTCTAGGTTCTAATTTATTATGAAACTCCATTTGAAATGACTCAGCAACAGTCAAAGTTCTTGGCGTAAATCTTTTTTGTAATTTAGGATTTATGTTTATAGATATAATAGAGTTTGAAGCAGCTTTTACGTAATTATAAAGTCTGCTCAAATAAAAGTTTTTATTTAGAACATTTAATTCATTCGTAAAGTAGTTATTTACAGCCGTTGTCACAACGGCCTGAATACCACCTTGAGTTAAAGGAGTGGACTTAGGATTGTAAACGACCCCAATTTTTAGTTGAATGTAAGTGCGTATAGGATCTACAAACTCAGCCAAAATACCCAAAGGAGCTTTTGGTGCAATTATTTCTGTTTGTATAGCATCTTTATCATTCTGTGTTATTGTTGCACCCTCAACAGGATCCAAAGATATAAAAACCTTTCCGTAAATAGGTGGAATATTATCTTCTCCGCCCCACACAGAAACCGATTGTATATGTGTGTTACTTGCTTTTATAAGGGCTTCATAGTCAGCAGAAGTCACTGCTCTATTTCTTGTCTGATTATAACGAGGAGCAGATTGACGTATTGAGTCTATAGTTTCTCTATCTTGACCACCAGAAGAATTGCTTACTACTGTTACGCTTACTGACTCTCCTGATGTAACAAATGTCTCTGTTACAGAAAAAGAAGAACCAAAATTAGCAGCTTCACCTGTTGAATTTATATAGTCTATAATAACAACATTTCCTGCTTCTAGTTTTTTACCTATATAATCATCACCAAAACGAATAATATAAAGCCCATCAATATCTTCTTCAATAAAAAAGGCTTTTGTAGTTGTACTTACGTCTGTAATATTAGTATAATTTTTATATGTAGAAAGTGTTAAGTTTGTAGCAGAATCCTGTACTCTAACTCTTATTGTAGTAGTATCTACATTTTTATTCGGTATAACAAATGGGCCCGACACGTTGGTAGAGTCTACCAAAAACCTATTTTCAACTCTTGTACCTTCAGTTACAGATAGGTTATCAAAATAAAAACCGCCTACACCGTCTCTTGTTTCTTTATTTACAGTTACAGTATTTCTAGGATAAAAATAATAATTTTTTTGTCCTATAACTGAGGTAAAAATTACATCTCTACTGAGAGTTAAGGAAGTAACAGAAGCCGGTAAAATTGATCCTGTGATAGCAAGATTAATTACTGCCGTTGATCCTCTTACCGAACGAGGAGTATAGCCGAGAGCTTTAGCATGAGATACTACAGAGTTTCTTTTTATAGCAGTATCTAAGAATCCTTCGTTGGCCTGCATATGTGCTAACATAGCATTGTAATGGGTATTATATGCTAAGGCATCAAGCAATACGGACATAGCAGAGCCTTCAAAGTCATAATCACTAAACTCTGATTGTGCTTCTAAATAATTTTTCAGACTTTGTTTAATGTCTGCAAAATCTAATTCTGTTACATTTAATTGCGCCATGTTACCTTAACCTTGCTAAGTTTGCTGTTATTATTTGAGGCTGTGGAAACCCTACTACTGCATACTGTAAATATACATTATAAGAAACTTCATCTTGACCAACAGTTACATCTAATTCTTGTATAAGTGCTCTAGGCTCGTATGTTTCTATGACTTGTTGTATATTTTTTCTTAAAAGATTTGCTGTCAACCCATCAATTTGACCGAACAAATATGACCTTAAATTTGCTCCTTTACTAACCTCAAAGGGTCTCTCGTAAAAGTTGGTTTGTAATAATATCTGAATTGCTTGTTTGACAGCAGCTACATCTGTTTTTTTATTTAGATCAGAGGTAATTGAGTTCTTAGTAAAACTCAAATCAAAGTCTTTATAGACTCTAGATATTTTTTTAGTTTCTGTGGACATACGAGTATTTATAACCTTAAATGTTAAATCTTAGCCGCGAATCTGAAATTCCTTCATACTCAATTAGCGCTTCTTCTTCTTGTGCCTCTAGATCTATAACAAACTCTGGTTGTATTACTATAGGTTGCTGTCTGCCTCCTGGCAAATCTATACCCCATTTACCTGGTTCTATAACTATAGGTTTACCTCTCAATACTAGAGAACCGTCTGCTGCTTTACCATAGTCATCAACCATATGACATAAATTCTTAGCAGTTATAGCTCCATCTTTGATTAAGGATACTACATTATCATAATCTATATCAACACCGCTCCATTTGTTTTTAAAGTTAGACACTTCATTTGCAATTTGTTCTGTTGTCAATACTGCATTTATTGCTGTTGAAGCTATTGGTTTAACTTTATTAACAAACCCTCTCAAATCCTGAGAAAAAGACCCCTCTTCACCTTCTTCATATTCAATAGCCTGATCTGCATACTCTAATATGCCGCCAACAGGATCGTTATAGAATTTCATAACTTTTTCATAATGAGCATAATATTCTGCATATTTTTCTGCACCAATAATATATTCTGCAATGCCTTGTCCTGTAGTAGGAAAGCCAGGTATAAAAGTAGCAGCAAGGCCTAGTAAACCAGCCGATTCATCTAGTCCGGCTAGTGTATCTAAAAGCTCCATTTGCTTAGGACTTAAACCACATCCATGCGTTGCTTCTGCTTCTGTATCGTGTTCTGACATTTCTTATCCTAAGGTATTGAAGGAGTAGTAGGAGCACCGAGTGATGTTGCTACGTGTTTGTGTAAGTTCAAATCAATACCTGTAATAGTAGTAACCTGGGTTCCTAAAATATTTCCAGTCACGTTATACATACCTAAATGTGATGTAATTGGTGTCGTAATTTGCCTAACACCTGCAATAGTATTCTGTAAGCCTATAACAGAAATAGTCTGTGTTGCTCCTGATTCAAGTAATTGATTACCAACACAAGCAACCTTTTGTGAAACTCCGGAAGTCAAATCCATAGCTATTCCAGAATTTAATTTAACATATGCTGCACTTTCTAAAGAGGCCATCAGTGGACCTTGTGCTTTGAAAACAGTTCCCGCATCACAAGCAATACTTTTAGCTGCTGTCAATGTAATAGTTTTATTTCCAGATGATATGTTCATTTGTCCGCCAGATGTAAATTGTCCTCTACCCTGCGCGGTAAAACTTATGTCGTTTGCTGCACTAACAATGAAGGCGCCTTGACCATCACTGTTACCTATATTGTAACCTACATTTGAATGGCATTCTAATACATCAGTTCCTATGACCTTAGTATGACGATTTTTTTCAACAATAGTAAATTGATTGCCTTTAATCTCCTCATACTTATCACCCTCAACAAGCATTTTACAATCACCTTTAATTGTAACATTACACCCGCCTGTTATATAAACATCTTTGCCTTGCATAACAATCTCAACATCTCTAGATACTATTTTAGTAACCCTAGTTCCGTCTGACTGTATTTCTCTATATGTCCCTGAATTATGATACTCATGTATTCTGCCATTAAAAGGAGTATCGTCTACTTCAAATATGTGTCCTGATTCAGTTTCTTTAACGTGATTGTAAGGATAAACTGAGGTTGTTCCATTTTCAAAAGTCGGAACAGTCCCAGGTTCACTGTAGGTTCCTTCTCCTGTAGTCCCCCAGCGAGCATGAGGTTCAGACCAAGATCCGTTCTCATATGAAGCTCCTGAAATATTCGGGGAAGTGTTACTAACATCAGGCGCTCTCGCAGTAGGAACTTCTTCCACTCTAACACTTCTTTTCTTAATTAAGCTAGCGTGTTTCTCTGCTTCTCCGCCTCGGGCTAATCTTGACAAGTCGGATTCTTTGAGTCCGTTTCTACCTTCTTTAGTAGTGAAAGGATAAATGTGTTTTGGATCGTTAAAACCTACTTTGTCATCTTCTACTTTTTCTGTAGGAAGGCCTGGCATCGAGCCAAGTATAACTGGTTGTTGTTCGTCATCACCATCAACAA